GGGTCTGAATACCTATGCTTCAGGGAGGTACACCCGTATTCCTGCTGAAGAGATTATTCACTGTTTCCTTTTGGACAACCCCGGGCAGATCCGAGGATTTCCCTGGTTATCGACCCCGCTCTATCGGTTGAACATGCTGGGTGGATTTGAGGAAGCGGCTTTAGTGAATGCTCGTGCAGGCGCCGGTAAGATGGGCTTCTACAAGAACATCAACGATCTCTCTGAGGTGGCCGATGCGGATGAGTCTGGGAATCTGATTGATGACAGCGACCCAGGCACCTGGCACCGGTTACCGGAAGGGGTCGAGATACAGTCTTATGACCCGACTTACCCCAGCAATGAGTTTGGGAGTTTCGTAAAAGCCTCCCTGAGAGGCATCGCCGCTGGCCTTGGCGTTTCCTATCACACCCTGGCAAACGATCTGGAGGGAGTTAATTATTCCTCTGGACGGCTCGGCATGTTCGATGAACGGGACATGTGGCGCATGTTGCAGGGCTGGATGACAGAGAACTTCCTGGAGGTGGTTTACGAGCGCTGGCTCGAGCGGCAGTTGCTCCTGGGTACGATCACGATCAATGGGAATCCGTTACGCGCATCGGCGATTGAGAAATACTCCGATATCGAGTTCACGGGTCGCCGATGGAAAGGTATCGACCCTGGCAAAGAAGCGAAGGCGAATACGGATGACTATGCGCTGGGGGTAAAGTCCAGGACGCAAATCATCAAGGAAGACGGGCGCGAGCCTGAAGATGTCTGGAATGAGATGGCAGAAGAGAAGCTGTACATGGAATCGCTTGGGTTGAAGACAGAACCGGATCCTCCAAAGCAAGCGGCTGCACAGGACTCGGTGGCGGAATAGTTCTGTCTTAACGGAAATACGAATCATTCTCACAATTATTCTCATTTCATTGATTGTGTGGTAGATTCTGACAAATGAGGTACATAGCATGAAGCTAAAACCACTCTATCGAGAGTTCAGATTTGAGTTGGATCGCGAAGGAGCGATTGACGAAGAAGAAAGAACTGTCGAAGTGTCATTTTCTTCAGAGGAGCCTGTAAAGCGTTCCTTCGGAACTGAAATCCTCGATCACTCCGCTGAATCAGTCAGGCTAGGCCGCTTGAATGGTGGTGGAGCGGTCTTGGTAGACCACAACCGCAGTGATCATGTCGGGGTTGTGAAGTCTGCTCGTATCGATGCTGACCGCAGGGGTCGCGCAACGCTTCGCTTCGGAAAAAGCCAGCGGGCATCGGAAATCTTTGACGATGTGAAAGATGGTATTCGTACCTTGGTTTCTGTTGGTTATCGGATCTATGAAATAGACGAGAACACCAGAGAAAACATCGTACGTGCTACCGATTGGGAACCTTATGAAATTTCACTTGTAGCGATTCCTGCAGACCAGACCGTTGGGGTCGGAAGGGATATCGATGATAGTGAAAATGACGTAAAGGTCAAAACTATTACTGAGGATAGAAATATGTCTGACACACCAAAAACCCCTGCGGCACATGAAGTCAAAGTTGACGTCAAGGCCGAACGGGAAGCTGCTCGCAAGGAAGAGCAAAATCGCATCCGCGAGATCACCTCGCTGGGTACTCGTCACAACCTGGTTGAACTCGCCACTTCATATGTTGATTCAGGTAAGGGTGTGGAGGAGTTTCGTACTGCGGCCCTGGCCGAGATCGAAAAGCGTGAAAGCGTTGACCCGAAACCGACAATGCGCGTAAGCGTTACCTCTGAGCCAAAGGATGAGAACCGTGATATTGCGGCTTCAATGCCAGCGACCATGATCGGCCTGACTCCTCGTGAGACAGGTGAATACTCGCTAATGCGGGCTATTCGTGCGGCTGCTACCAACAACTGGAAGGAAGCCGGTTTCGAACTTGATTGCTCCCTGGCGATTGCCAATGAGCTGGGTCGGGATGCACAGGGCTTTTTCGTACCCTGGGAAGTCCAGGCTCATGTTCCGAATCTGGGACTTGGTCGCAGCACCCGTGCTGCTCCGATGAGCGTGACTACCGCTGCTGAAGGTGGTTATCTGAAAGGCACTGATCACCTGGCTGGAAGTTTCATCGAGTACCTGTATAACGCCTCGGTTGTAATGCAGGCCGGTGCGACCACGCTCCCAGGATTGGTTGGCGATGTGGACATTCCCACACAGGCTGGCACAAAGGCCTTCACCTGGTTGGCGGAAGGTGGTACTTCGACTCCCGGTGTTGTCGCAACCGGTACTGTGACCCTGTCACCGACCACGGTTGCCGGATCTGTCTCGATGACTCGTCGCCTGCTCAAGCAGTCGGCCCCGTCTGTCGAGGCGATGGTTCTGGCTGACCTGGTTCGCGGGGCTGCTCTGGCTATTGATAACGCGGCCATCGAGGGTTCTGGTGCTTCCAACGAGCCAACAGGCGTTACCGCAACTTCAGGTGTGAACACCCAGACCATTGCAGCCTCTGCAACGACTGGATACCCGACCTGGGCGGAGCTGGTTGGTTTTGAGACCAACACGGCAACCGACAATGCCCTTCTGGGGTCTCTTGGTTATGTGACCACTTCCGCGATTGTTGGCGGCATGAAGGTTACTGCCAAGGATTCTGGCTCGGGTCTGTTCCTGATGGACAGCGTGTCGGGTACGGCAAACGGCTATCCCGTTTACGCAACCAATCACCTGACTGCCAAGACCATCGTGTATGGCAACTGGGCAGACCTGTTGATCGGTATGTGGGGAGTTCTGGATCTGATGCCTGACAAAGCAACACTGGCTTCCAGTGGTGGTCTTGTCTTGTGGGCATTCCAGGATTGCGATATTGCTGTTCGTCATGCGACCAGCTTCTGCATCAACGCCTAAGTAGGGTAACGCAGGTGCCGGAAACGGCACCTGCTTAACCAGGAGACAAGAATGCCAGCAATCAAGATTTTGAAAGACACCGTATGCGGTGGGAAGATTGTGAAAGCTGGGGATGTTATTCCAGAAGCTTCTTTCAAGGATGCGAAAGTGCTGATCGATCTTGGTAAGGCCGAGTTGGCTGGTGCCGACAAGGATGCTGCTGAAGCAGAAAACAGGGATCAGATCGAATTACAGACCCGTGCGCCGAAAGCTGCCATGACCACGAAGAACTCGAAAGGTCTGAAGGGTTGATAGTGTGGCTTTCACTGAGGATCTTGGACAGTTTATAAGCAACAAGGATTTCGGTGAAGCATTTCTCTGGAGCGGAAAGACGATTTACGGCATCTTCGATAGCGCCACCTACGTGGCAGACGATAGAGGAGGTGTGCCTATCCAGGTCAGGAATCCAATGGCGCTATTTCGTGATGTCGATATTACTTCGATGGCGGAAGGCGATACGGTCAAGCGTGTTGCGACTGGTACGGTTTATTACGTGAACATGTTCGCTCCTGAAGGAACTGGCATGACGTTGATTGGGTTTAACGAGTAGGTGATGTGTGGCTGGCTATGTTATCGGCGATGCGATCAATACCGATCCAGAGATCGATTCCGACACAGGATGGACGTTAACCAACGTAACCTGGGACACCGATCATCTGGTCTTTGCTCCGGCAGGAATTAACAGGGCTACCTGGCCTGGATATGGGAATGTTACAACTGGACAGACATATTACTGGGAAGCAGAAATCAGCAATTACTCTGCCGGTAGTCTGGTTGTCGTCATCGGTGATGAAGAAAGCATTGCTGTCCCTATGGAAGCCAACGGGGTTTTCTCTGGATACCTCACTGCATTATTCGACGGAGATCTCGGTAGTTGCAAGATCTACGATATTTCAGAGGAAGCTGATTATCATGTTGAAAGACTGGTTATCGCAGAAGCAATCTGGGTTGCAGATCCTGTGGCTCACGTAAGACAACAGATTCGCGACCAGGCAGTAACTGAACTGTCGGCAATCGCAACTTTCAGTCAGGTAAAGTCCACACGGGTGTACCAGTGGAGAAAGACCAATCTACCTGCCTGCAATGTATTCACGGAAGAGGAAGAATCCGAACCTTTGCATATGAGTTCAAAGGGTCAGAGAAAGGTGCAGCGGGATCTCATATTGATGGTAGAGATCTATGCTACCGCAGATGCGGCTACCGTCGATGACACGCTGGACGATTTGATTACTGAAGTAGAACTGATTTTAGGGAATTCCACACTGAATGGACTTGCCTATGACGTCTCTCTGCGTAAGACGGAAACTGATTACGATGGAGAAGGCGATGTACCTGTCGGGGTTGCATCCCTCACCTGGCTGGCACGTTATTTCACACTCGAGGGTGATCCTGAAACAGCACTGTAGGAGATTTAGATATGGCGATTGAAAGAGGTACATATGGGTTGGTTCAGGTTGCCACCAGCACGACAACCCCGGTTTATGTGACGGTGGCTAGCCAGCAATCCTGGACTTGGGATGAGACCAACGAGAGTGTCGACTCCACTTCGATGGGCGCTACTCGTTTGCGCTCTAACGTGGTCACTTTCGTGGGCGTGGGCGCAACATCCAGTGGCTTCTGGGACACCGACGACCTGACTGCTACAGAAGGACAGGGTATCGTTCGTGATGCCTCCCTCTCTGGCGACAGCATTATGCTTCGCATTTACCCTTCCGCTACTTTGGGTGTGGCGACTGCCGGTGACGAATATTATGAAGCAGAAGTCACGGTAACGGGTTGTAATGTGACCGGTTCCTATGACAATCTGGTTCGCCATGAACTCCAGTTCAGCCTGGTTGGGCAACTGGATCATGGTGTACACGTCTAATGGCATCTGAAGCGTTAATTGCTGCGATTCGCAAGCAGTATGACGAACAGGGGCGCCGCAAAGTAGAAGTCCCTGAATGGGGCATGACGATCTGGGCTTCTCCCCTTACCCTGGGGGAGCAAGCCAAGATGCATGAGTTCCGCTCTGGAGCTGCTGGAAAGCAGTATCTTGTGTTTGCCCAGATCCTTATCATGAAGGCAGAGGACGAGGCTGGTAACAAGCTCTTCTCTCAGAAGGATGCGGACATGTTGACCAATCATGCCGATCCAGAAGTTGTCAGCCGGGTTGGCACTGAATTGATCAAGGCTCATCCAGACACGGAGGTTGAAGAAATAAAAAACGGATGAGAGGGAACGATGCCAGGATGCTGATTTACGAATTAGCGGATCACTGGCGTCTTTCCCTGGAAGAGGTTGAAGCCATGCCAAGACCCTATGTGAATGGATGGCTTGCTTATTTTTCATTGAAGAAGGAAAAACAGGAAGGGGCAAATGGCCGCTAAAGTAAAAGCAAGTCTTGAGCTAGATGCCCAAAACAATACCGACAAGGCTCTCCGCCAGGTCAATGAATCCCTTCGAAATACCGCGCGTACCCTGCAGGTAGTTCAAGGCCCGCTTGGGCCTATTGCGGGTCGTTTCACGGCACTGTCCAGCGCACTAGGCAGTGTAAGCCTTTCAGGACTTGGTCTTACTGCTGCCATTACAGGGAGTATTTTTGCCTTCAAAAAAGGCGCAGATGAATGGGCAAACGCAGAAAAGCAACTGCTTCAGCTTGAAGCGCAGTTAAATGCCACAGGAT